CTATTTCTTACTCCACCACACATGCAAAAAAAAGTTGCCGAAAAGTTGAAGTTGAGACAAGTTCCTTTGAACTTTGACTATTTGGGAAGTCAATTGATTTATCACGATTATCAAGATTGAGGTTATAATGAAAAAGATATATGTTGCAGGTCATAGCGGTCTTGTCGGATCAGCTATCGAAAGAGTATTGCGTCAACAAGGCGAGACTAATATAGTTTCACGATCATCAAAAGAATTGGATCTTACTAATCCAATTGCTGTCGAAGATTTTTTCAAGAAAGAAAGACCAGACGAAGTCTATCTTGCAGCAGCTAAAGTTGGTGGTATCGTTGCTAATAATACTTTTCCCGCAGACATGATCAATATCAATTTGCGTATTCAAACAAACGTTATTGATACTGCATATAGACATGGTGTTCAAAAACTCTTGTTCTTGGGATCAACATGCATTTATCCTAGAGAATGTCCGCAACCAATCAAGGAAGAGTATTTGCTAACCGGGCATCTTGAAATTACAAATGACGCATATGCAATCGCGAAGATTGCTGGTATAAAGATGTGTCAGGCATATAATCGTCAACATGGTACAGATTATCGTGCAGTGATGCCAAGCAACGTATATGGTCCGGGAGATAATTTTCATCCAGAAAATAATCATCTTGCCGCTGGATTGATGCGTAAATTTCATGAAGCAAAGATCAATGGCACAAAGGCAGTCTTATGGGGAACAGGAACACCTCGTCGTGAATTCCTATATTGCGAAGATCTTGCTCGCGGATGTATTCATGTATTGAATGCGCCAAAGGAAGATTTTGCAAAGACTGGAGGTTTCGTGAATCTTGGTCCAGGATACGATCTTGAAATTCGCAACTTTGCAGAAATTCTTGCAAAAGTAGTTGGATATAATGATGATTTTCTTTATGACTCTTCTCGCCCAGATGGAACAATGCGTAAGTTGACCGATGTGTCAAAAGCTACAGGATTGGGATGGAAACCTCAGATTTCTCTTGAGGAAGGCTTGAAAAGAATGTATAATTGGTACACTCAAGGCTTGAAAGATGGAACTGTGAGAATATGAGATATCTTGTAACTGGTGGTGCCGGATACATCGGAAGTCACATTGTAGATGCATTGCTATCCCGTAGACATGAAGTTATCGTTGTAGACAACATGTCTACGGGACAAGAGAAGTTCATTGAACATAACAGGGGAAACAAGAACTTTCAATTCATCAAGTGTGATTTAAACGATGATCTGCCGATGATGGAAGGTGTTGATGGCGTTTATCATTTTGCAGCACACGCTGATATTAGAAAAGGATTTCTTAATCCAAAAATAGATATTCGCAACAATATTCTTGCGACATCAAACTTGTTGGAATCAATGCGAAAGCATAATGTACGAAAGTTGGTATTTGCATCTACAAGTGCTGTGCTTGGTGAAGTTGATAGAGCTATGCTTCCTGCATGGGAAACAATTCCGATGCCCGAGCAGACATCACTTTATGGTGCATCAAAGCTTGCTGGTGAAGGATTGATTTCTGCTTATTGTGAGGGATATGATCTTGAAGCATATGCGTTTCGCTTTGTTACTGTACTTGGACCAAGATATCCTCACGGTTTTGCATTTGATTTTGTCAAGAAGCTATTGAATAATCCGTATCGCCTTGATGTTCTTGGCGATGGTCGTGGAGTCAAAAGTTCAATTCATGTCTCTGATGTCGTAAATGCAGTAATGATGATCGGTGAAGACATTCGTCCTGCAAGAAACAAAAAGAGAAAGTATGAAGTTTTCAATATTGGCAACGATATGACATATCAGGTTTCCGATGCTGCGAAATGGGTTGCCGATGCGATGGGATTGAAACCTGAAATCGTATATGGCGATACTATCAAAGGATGGCCAGGGGACATTCCTTACATTCATTTGAATACTACGAAGATAAAACAGTATGATTGGCGTGCTAATCATACTCCCAAGAAATCTATATATGAAACAGTAGACTGGTTGCTGGATAATCGTTGGATATACGAGGCAAGACAATGAAGATAGCAATTGTTTCTGGCGGATTTGATCCAATTCATTCTGGTCATATCGAATATTTTCGATGTGCCAAGATGTTTGCTGATAGATTAATTGTCGGTGTTAATTCTGACAATTGGCTGATTCGCAAGAAAGGAAATTTCTTTCTTCCGTTTGAAGAACGAGTATCAATTGTTAGATCCATTAGATGGGTCGATGAAACAGTTTCATTTAATGATGATGACGATAGTGCAGCTAGCTTTATTCGCGACACAAGAAGAAAATACCCTGACACTCTAATCATATTTGCTAATGGTGGAGATAGAATAGGTGATACAAGACAGAGCAAATTGGAAATGGAGGCGGCCGATGATAGAATGCTTTTTGCAGTTGGTGTCGGCGGAACCGATAAAAAGAATTCTTCGTCGTTGATTTTGAATAGATGGAAAAAACTATGACAAATAAAGCAATAATTTTTGTTCCTACAGGAAACTACCCCGACAAGTTCGATGATAGATACGACAAGAATGCACATTGGAGATCAAAGCATCCTGATCGCACATATGAAATTGTAAGTTGTGTGTATAAGGAGGGATTTGAACCAGATCCTAACACATATGATTATGTCTATCATATTCGTGGTCATAAGTGGCACATGGTTCGCGATGTATTCAATCAGTTTGATTACACAAAGTATGACTATGTTGGTTGCATTGATGACGATGAAATCACAGACGTTTGGAACTTGAACAGAGGTCTGGAGATGGCTCGTCGTTTTGATTTTCGTCTATGGCAGTTATCGATGGCTGAAGGTTCTGATATATTCTATGATTGCTTGAAGCAGGATAAAAGAATAGATTTTTCGGAGACTAATTTTATTGAAATGGGAGTTCCTGTATTTAGATCTGATGTTTTTGCAAAAATCCTCAAAGCTTTGAATAACTGGAAAGAGTTTGAAGTTGGATATGGATTGGACAAGGCATATTGTGATATTGCTCAGTCTCATGCTCACGTTGTCCATAATGCCTCAATCTATCATCCGCCAAGAAATGCATATTATGATAAGACTAGTTCAATGAAAGAATTAAATGATTTCATGACCACTATATATCCTAAGATGGCTCGTGAAGTTTTTGGTCATGATTCGATGATGATTGATCAGCAAGTAACATATCATAGATTTAAAATGGGGAATTGGTGATGATTATTGATCTTGGTTCTGGACCATGGCCTAAGCCAGATGCGACAGTTCGCGTCGATGTAAATCCTTGGCCTCATGTAAACGTACAACATGATTTGTCAAAAGTGCCATATCCTTTTGAATCAAATGTTGCTGACAAGATTTACTTTGGGGATGTAATTGAACATCTTTCAAAGTTTATTGTTGATGATGTTCTTAAGGAAATTCATCGTGTTTTAAAACCCGGCGGATTCGTGGAAATCACAACTCCAGACATCGAATGGATTGCCGAACGCATCTACAAGAAAGATTGGCACATCATGGCCAATGTTGATTGGCTAAACAAGAACAAGGATCCGTTTGAAGATGCAATGGAAGTAATATTTGCAGGATGGTTGCATGAGACCGATCACAAGATTCCTGGCATGGGTCATATCAATGGATTCAATGAAGACAAGCTAAGAAAGTATTTGATGCGAGCTGGATTCAAGGAAATGATGCGCGTTCCTGACATGAGAAACCCAGAACCTGCTCGCGGCAGCGTTCTAAAAATGCTGGCATACAAATGAAAAAGATTCTTGTCACGGGTGGTGCTGGGTTCATAGGCATCAACTTTGTCAAATACATGACAGATGTATCAAACGCACAAATCGTTGTTGTTGACAAGTTCACTTATGCAAGCAACTCGGATGAACTTGTCAACGTAATGAAAATACCAACTTATTGTGTCGATATATCAGACAAACAAGATCTTGAAGAAGTATTCAAGGAAAATCAATTTTCTTGCATAGTTCATTTTGCTGCAGAAAGTCATGTTGATAGATCTATTAAGGATTGCTTACCATTTGTACAATCAAACATCATAGGTACTATCAATCTACTTGATCTTGCACTAAAGTATAAAGTAGAAAAATTTGTGCAAATATCAACTGATGAGGTGTTCGGCGAAGTTCCATATCCCGGAAAATTCAATGAATATTCTAACATTTGTCCGCGCAATCCATATTCAGCCAGCAAAGCAGCGGCTGAACATTTTGTAGAAGCGTATGGTAATACCTATAAACTACCATATATCATAATCAATTCTTCAAATAATTATGGTCCATGGCAAAATGCCGAGAAGTTCATTCCCCTGACTATTTCTAGGATCATGAAGAATCAAAAGATTCCTGTGTATGGAACTGGAAGTCAAGTGCGTGATTGGATCTATGTGAAAGATGCTGTCGAAGCAATATATCTCATAATGCAAAATGGTCAGATGCAACAGAGATATTGCATTGGTGGTGAAAACGAAATAAGAAACATTGATCTTGTTCGTCATATTCTAATGAAGATGGGAGCTGATGAATCATTGATTGAATATGTCAATGATCGACCAGGACACGATGCTAGGTATTCCATGTCGATAGACATTGTTAAAAGTGAGTTGAAGTGGTCTCCTCGTTATAGTCTCTCTGAGGGACTGGATGAAACTATAAAATGGATGAAAAAAAATGAAGATAGGATTTAATTGTAGTAGTTTTGATCTGTTACATGCCGGTCATGTGACGATGCTCAAGATGGAAAAGGAATTGTGTGACTATCTAAAGGTTGCACTTCAAGTCGATCCTACAATTGATAGACCCGGAATCAAGAATAAGCCTATTCAAAGCATTTATGAAAGATATGTTCAATTGCAAGCCTGCAAGTATGTAGATGAAATTCTTGTATATGAAACAGAATTTGATCTATTGCAATTGCTAATGACACAGACCATTCACATTAGATTTCTGAGCGATGAATATTTGAATAGAGATTTTACAGGAAAGCAGTGGTGTATTGACAACGGCATCGAATTGCATTATCATAAGAGACAGCACATATATGGTTCTTCGGAATTGAGAAAGAGAACGTATGAAATGGAGAAAAAGCGTCTTGATGAAATCATTAACAAAGAGATACCACAACATCATCCGGAATTGTTAAAATCATGATTACATTGATTGGGCATGGATATATTGGTCAAGCAATTTGGAACAAGCTACAATATCAGAGCTACATTCCGGCTTATTGGTTGAGTCACAATGAAAGTATTCCAAAAGATACAACAATCATTGTAAATGCAGCTGGCTATACTGGTTCACCTAATGTAGATGCATGTGAAATTCATAAAGAAGATACGATTGCAGGAAACGTATTGTGGCCATTGAAACTTGAGATGGAAAACAAGAATACACCAATCATTCATATTTCAAGTGGATGTGTATATACGGGATATGAAAAAGATTTTACAGAAGAAGATGAGCCAAATTTTAACTTTGACAATGGCAGTTTCTATAGTGGGTCAAAGGCACTAGAGCAGAAATTGCTTGCATCATATATGAACAAGTCTTATCTATTGCGTATTCGTATGCCATTTGGGTCAGAAAAACATCCAAAGAATTTTCTCACAAAGCTGCAAACATATGCAAAGCTAATTGATTTTCGCAATAGCTTGAGTCATGTTGATGATGTAGCTAATGTTGTATTTGATTTCATCGCGAAAAGACCAAAGACGGGAATCTATAATCTTACAAATGGTGGTAGCAAGACAACGCGCGAAATAGTAGAAATGATGGGCATGAAGAAGGATTGGTTTACTGAAGCTGAATTTTTTTCTGCAGTTAAAGCACCAAGATCTAATTGCGTACTTGATAACAACAAGCTAAAGAACATTTTTCCTATTCGTAATATAGATGAAGCATTGAAAGATGCTATTGAAAACTACAAATGAAATCCGAAAAAATCATCACATCAAGCTTTTCCGAAAATGGCGCCAAGAGCATGGCAAAACTATTGACAAAGAAGTACAACTGTACTATAATAGACAATCCAAAATTTGATAAGAATAGTGGTATGTGGATTACCACGTATCATGATCCCTCGTTAGGAAAAGATGATGAAACTAAAATTACTAAAAAGCGGATATCCAAAAAACAAAAATCATGATTCGGTAACATGATTACACATCCTTTGTTTCCGACTCTTGTCGCAGAATTTCACTACGATAAGAAAGAAGATTTCAAGAATCGCTTCTTCAATCGCGTTCTTCATCATATGGATGATCATGGCTACTCGATGGAAACAACGGGTAACGTCAACATACATCTGGACGATGAGCTAAGTGATCTATTTAATTTTGCAGCTTCAAATGCATTTCAGTACTTGAAGACAATGGAAGTGAACGATGAGTTTGATTTGAATCTTGTGAAGACTTGGTTGAACATCATAACAGAGTTTCATACTCCATATCACAATCATCAGGATTCTCATCTATCTTTCGTATATTATGTTCAGATTCCAGAAGGAATGGATAAGCCAGTAAACTTTGCTATTCATGAAAAGCCAAATGAATTATTTCATGGCATGACGAATGCAAACATTGTAAAATGGAACATGTGGAATAGTCCTACATGGTTCTTCAATCCCGCTGAAGGACAAATGTTCATGTTTCCAGGTAAACTATATCATTACACATCGGGTTCTGGTTCTGGGTCTCCCGATATGCCAGTCAAAACGCTGGATGATCTAAAACCTAGACGTATATCAATAGCAGGAGACTTTGTCCTAACTTACAAGAAAAGAATAGGTAGAGCATATGGTATCATGCCTGTTTCAAATTGGAAAGTTTATAGACAATAAGGAGAATATGATGAATAAAGTTGAATTTACGCAACGCAAGTATGATGGTAAGTGGGTCATGTGGTCATATGAAGTGGACCCGACCATTGACTTTGAAGACTTTCGTGGTCGTGAAATGCTGATCCCATATCGCTGGGTTCCGCGTGGTGTTTATGATTATATTGTGGAGTTCGAATAATGGCTAATATCAAAATCATCAAGCTTCTAACTGGAGAAGAACTTATCGGAGACATTGAAGATAAGGGTCTCTCTTATTCCGTAAAAAACGCTGTATTGATTGCACTTGTTCCAAGTCGCACCAATCCACAGCAACCATCGATTGGTTTGGCGCCATGGTTGCCATATGCAGAAAATGAGCCAATCATGATCTCAAAGCAGAGCATCGTATATGAGGCAAAGCCGATCAAGGAGATGATCAACAACTATAATTCAATTTTTGGTGGAATCATTACTCCACCTAAGACTCTTCTTGTTTGATCCATCATTCTATGATATCATTCAATAATGATGAATGATTTTTATACAAACGTTTCCGTTCTCGGAAACAATATTCTCTATCGTGGTGTAAGAGATGGTAAACGTGTTCGAGGTAAAATCGAATACAGACCAACTCTATATGTGCCATCGAAGAAACCAACAGAATACAGAACTCTGCATGGCGACTATGTGGATACTGTTCGTCCTGGTGGTTTGAGAGACTGTCGTGAATTCGTTGACAAGTACAAGGATGTCAGCGGATTCACGATATATGGTAACACCAACTATCAATATGCATTCATATCGGATGCTCATCCAAATGATATTGATTGGGATATTGAAAAGATCAATATTGCGTTTCTTGATATTGAGGTTGCTTCCGAGAACGGTTTTCCAGATCCTAACGTTGCAAGCGAAGAAGTCACTGCCATCACGATCAAGATTAATGGGACCTACGTTACTCTAGGTTGCAATGATTTTGATTGCCCAGATGGCGTCGAATATCTTCAATGCAAAAATGAGACTGAACTTCTAAAGAGATTCCTTGAACTCTGGACTTTGAGTTATCCTGATATTGTTACTGGATGGAGTGTCAAGTTCTTTGATATTCCATATCTTGTCAATCGCATTAATAGATTGCTTGGTGAAAAGGCGATGGCTACGCTATCTCCTTGGGGTCGCGTAAGCCAGAGAACAAATACAGTCATGGGTCGCGAGAAGGGATTCTATGATATTCTTGGAGTATCTACTCTGGACTATATCGAACTCTATCGCAAGTTTGCTCCTGGTGGCGCTTCTCAGGAATCATACAAGCTAAATCACATTGCCAACATTGAAGTTGGTGAGAAGAAGATCTCGTATGAAGAATATGATAATCTTCATCATCTATATCGCGAGAACTATCAGAAGTTCATAGAGTATAACATTCATGACGTTAAACTTGTTGAAAAGATTGACGACAAGTTAAAGCTAATTGAACTGGCACTCACTCTCGCATATGATTCCAAGACCAATTATGACGATGTGTTCTCACAGGTTCGCATGTGGGATGCACTCATCTACAATCATCTTCGCACAAAGAACATCGTCATTCCGCCAAAGAACGATAATGTAAAGAATGCGGCTTATGAGGGCGCATTCGTAAAGGATCCAATTGTCGGTATGCATAATTGGATGGCAAGTTTCGACTTGAACAGTCTATATCCGCATCTAATCATGCAGTATAATCTCTCACCAGAGACGCTTGTCGAACCACACACTTACACACACAAGATGATTTCCATTCTATCGCAAAAGATAACAGTGGATCAATTGCTTAATCAAATGGTGAACACATCCGATCTCAAGGAAGAGAAAGTTACTCTAACGCCGAATAAGCAACTATTTCGCGTAGACAAATATGGCTTTCTTCCAGAGATGATGCAGAAGATGTATGATGATCGTTCTGTGTACAAGAAGAAGGCCATCGAAGCCAAGAAAGAACTTGAAACCTGCAAGAATGAGAATGAAAAATATGAGATTGAAAAGCGAATTGCCAGATATAACAATCTACAGTTGGCCAAGAAAGTCTCGCTAAACTCAGCTTACGGTGCGATGGGCAATCAGTATTTCCGATTCTTTGATATTCGTATTGCCGAAGCAATCACGCTTGCTGGACAGTTATCTATTCGTTGGATTGAATTGCGTATCAATGAATACATGAATAAGTTGTTGAAGACGGAGAATGTTGATTATGTCGTTGCATCGGATACAGACAGTATTTACCTTACGCTTGACGAAATTGTACGTCGGGCTTTTGAGGACAGTTTTGAAGCAGCAGCAGCTTCACGAATCATCGCCTTCATGGATAAAATCTGTGAAAATAAGATTCAACCTTTTATTGATCAAAGCTATAACAATCTTGCTGACTATGTAAACGCATATGCTCAAAAGATGCAGATGAAGCGAGAAGCATTGGCTGATCGTGGAATTTGGACTGCGAAGAAACGCTACATCATGAACGTCTATAACAATGAAGGCGTTCAATATGCAAAGCCAAAGTTGAAGGTGATGGGTCTGGAAATGATCAAGTCATCGACTCCTTCTGCTATTCGCGAGAAAATGAAGGATGTGATTGAACTTATTCTTCAAGGCACGGAAAGCGATGTCCAGAACTTCATTGAGAATTTTCGCAAGGAGTTTTCAAAGTTGCCGCCAGAAGAAATCTCTTTTCCTCGTGGCGTCAATGGACTAAAAGAATATTCTGATCCCGCATCCATCTATAAAAAGGGTACGCCAATTCATGTCAAGGGTGCGTTGATCTATAACAATCTTTTGGAGAAGAAGCAGCTATCAAAGAAGTATCCAAAGATACAAGAAGGTGAAAAGCTACGTTTTACATATTTGAAGCTACCAAACATAGTGAACGAAACTGTCATCTCATATCCAGGTCGTCTTCCTCAAGAATTCGATCTACATAGATTCGTAGACTATGATATGCAGTTTGAAAAGGCATTCATTGAACCGATCAAGATCATTCTCGATTGCGTTGGATGGAAGACAGAAGAGGCTTCAGACTTGACATCTTTCTTTAGTTGATATAAAATACAATATATTTGAAGGAGTTTTGAATGAATAACATTTTTTCCGATCTAATCAAAGAAGCTGGTAATGAATACGCAGCTCTCGTTGATGATGGTATTGAAGCTGGAGATGTTACTGGATATATCGGCACAGGTTCATATGCATTAAACGCACTATTGTCCGGTTCAATTTATGGCGGATTGCCCGACAACAAGATTACAGCACTTGCGGGTGAACCTGCTACGGGAAAGACATTCTACACGTTGAATGTGGTCAAGCAGTTTCTCATCGATAATCCAAACGGCGGAGTAATGTATTTCGAATCGGAGTCTGCCTTGACGAAGCAGATGTTCATTGATCGTGATATCGATGCTCGTCGTGTTCATATCATTCCAGTTACGACGATTCAAGAATTCCGCACACAATGCGTGAAGATTCTTGACAAGTATATGGAGACTCCAGCAGCTGATCGTCCTCCGATGATCATGGTTCTTGACTCTCTTGGTAATCTTTCGACCGAGAAAGAAATTGCCGATATCACCGAGGGCAAAGATACCCGAGACATGACGAGAGCGCAGCTTATTCGTGGTGCTTTTCGTGTCATTACGTTGAAGCTTGGTAAAGCCAAGGTAGCTTTGCTGGTCACCAATCATACATATGATGTTGTTGGCTCATATGTGCCAACCAAGAAGATGGGCGGCGGTTCGGGTCTTGAATATGCAGCATCCACGATTGTCTTTCTTTCAAAGAAGAAGGAAAAGGTGGACAACGAGGTTGTTGGTAACATCGTCAAGTGCAAGCTACAAAAGAGCCGTTTGACGATTGCAGACAAGATTGTCGAGACACTTCTTCGCTATGAGACTGGCGTTGATAAGTATTATGGTCTGTTGGATCTCGCGCTGAAGTTTGGTATCATCAAGAAGGTATCTACTCGTCTTGAGCTACCAAATGGAACCAAGTTGTTTGAAAAGAACATTCTAGAGAATCCAGAGAAGTATTTCACGCAAGAGATTCTTGATCAAATCAACGAACATTGCGCGAATGAATTTTTGTATGGCAAGACAAAGGTGACGGAAGATGGTGACGAAAGCGATCAGTAAGTTATTCAAGAAAACTATGGTCATCGACAAGGATTTTGATATTGATCCCGACCATAATAATAAAAACGACGGTAGGATGGTGGCTCTAAAGATTCTTACTGGGAAATACAAGGGCGTGTCATTTAGATTTGGAAAAGTTAGCGTGGCTGACAAGGAAAATGCAGATGGCACATATACAATTGACTTCGACTATGATATAATAACTCCAGGTAAACATGATCCGAATAAACTTCGGGACAATCAAAAATTCACGGATACGCTTGGCGCAATCCTGAATGCGATCATAATCGCTGGTATAGAAAGAGAGGCGAAAGAGCATGAAGAGACTGGAGACAACCATATTGAAGAACCTGACACAAAACGAAGAGTACGCAAGAAAGGTTCTGCCGTTTCTAAGTGATTCATACTTCACCGATAGGTCGGAGAAGCTTGTATTCCAGCATGTAAAAGAATTCATTCTGCAATACAATGCTCTTCCGACTCTAGAGGCTCTTCATATCAACATCAACAATCTTCCTAATCTCAAGGAAGAAGAGATCAAGTCTGCAATCAATGTAATTGGTACCATTGAAGATATCAAGGAAGAGAAGAGTGAACAGCAGTGGTTGGTTGACAAGACCGAGAAGTTTTGTCAAGAAAAAGCCATCTATAATGCTGTTCTTGAATCGATTGGTATTCTTGATCAAAACTCCAAGTCTACAAAAGACAAAGGTGCCATTCCTCAAATTCTTTCCGATGCACTCGCAGTCAGCTTTGATAGTCATGTCGGCCATGATTATTTGAATGACTCAGATGCACGATATGACTTCTATCACAAGACGGAAAAGAAGATTCCTTTTGATCTTGATTTCATGAACAAGATCACGAAGGGTGGTCTACCAGCAAAGACTCTAAACATCTTTCTTGCTGGTACTGGTGTCGGTAAATCGTTGTTCATGTGCCATGTCGCATCAGCGTGTCTGGTTCAGGGATACAATGTTCTATATGTCACCATGGAAATGGCTGAAGAGAAGATTGCAGAACGTATTGATGCAAATCTACTTAACGTAACTCTTGATGACCTATCCTCTCTACCAAAAGATGTCTATGACAAGAAGGTCGAAAAGGTTCGTCGTAGTACAGTTGGCAAGTTGATCATCAAGGAATATCCAACTGCTCTTGCTTCCACCACTCATTTCAGAACATTGTTGAATGAGTTGATGCTAAAGAAGAGTTTTCGTCCAGATATAATATTCATCGACTACTTGAATATTTGCTGTTCAGCCAGAGTGAAACCCGGATCAAATATCAATTCGTATACCTATATCAAGGCGATTGCCGAAGAACTTCGTGGTCTGGCAGTCGAGTTCAAGGTTCCTATTGTATCGGCTACGCAGACAACCAGATCTGGCTTTGCTAGCACGGATGTCGAGTTGACTGATACTTCAGAATCGTTTGGTCTTCCTGCGACAGCAGACTTTATGGCAGCTTTGATTTCTACTGAAGAGTTGGAAGCATTGAACCAGATCATGGTCAAGCAATTGAAGAATCGATATAATGATCCGACAGCAAACAAGAGATTTGTCTTGGGGATTGATCGTGCAAAGATGCGTTTATATGATGTTGAACAATCTGCACAAGATGATATTCAAGATTCGGGACAACGGAAAGGAATCGATGATGCTACTGCAAGCAAGCTAATGAATTCTTCATTTGATAAAAGCAAATTCAAAAACTCAGGATTGAAGGTGTAATATGGCAATTGAAAATTACTATTATGAACTTGTTCAGCATAACAACGATACGTTTACATGGAATGTAATTGAGACGCAAACCGAGCAGACAATTGCAAAATTCATATTTGAAGACGATGCAATTTCAATGCTCATGCATCTCATGTCTGGTGGAGGCTTTGACGGATTCACGCCTCGCTTTTTTGTAACATAACATGTTCATCTTCAATACTCTCATTCTTCTTCTCAATGGCATAGACATACCAAAGGGTACGACAAAAGCCATTGAGTTGAAGAAGAGAGTATCAAAGTTGTTCGATAACGTAAAATTCAATATTGAAAGAGCTAGTAATCTGGATAATGAAGATTACACTATTGCAGGATTCTATATTGAGGAGCTGCAAAAGATAGAAATACTATTGATCATACCAAAGAAAAGCAAGGGAATGATCAACATAGAAGATCCAGACCAGTTCAGATTTTATCTTGCACAAACGATACAGCATGAGTACATACACCATCAGCAATACTTGAAGAGAGACGAACTGCCCACGGATTCATTTTCAATGTGTCGAACGGGTAGCAAGGAGAGGCAATATTTGGCTGAGAGGGATGAAATCGACGCATACTCCTATGACATTGCCATTGAGGTGCATAGATATGGATGGGACAATTCTCAAACATTGAAAATATACAAGAAGCAATTTGAAAGCCATCATCCCGTGATGAAAAGATTGCTAAAGAAGACATATAAGAATCTGGGAGTATTGAATGGAAAACTTAGAAGAGTTGATGCGTAGCACGATGGATGAAGCGCATGTTATGTTGAATCGTGCTAAAACTCGCGAAGAGTTCATGGCTATAAATGGTTCTCTTCTAGCTGTGGTTCAAGGCATGTATGTCAAATTCATGGGAAATCAATCTACGGCTCAGTTGTTTTATTCTGTTGCAGATAAGTTGGCTACTACGAAAGACTAAATATTGAGTAATCTTGGAGATATGGATGACTCAATGAAGCATTGTTCAAGTTTCAGTTGGAGCGCAATTCGTTCACAAGTACTCCATTTGAATTGACGCTTGTTGCTGCTGGAAGTACGAACGGTGGAGATATCCTTGCATCAATGGATTGGGAAGAAGTTTCTAGATAAGAAGAGAGAAAGTTATGGCAGGATTATCAGCAGAAAGACAAGAAAGCGGTGTAGTTAAAGCGATAAAAGATGCAGTTAGAAAAAATAAAGGTAATCCCATAACGATTATTGCAGGAAAAACTGAAATTACAGGAGTTGTTGACGCTAAAAAATATGGTGGAAGACAAATTTCTGGTTCAGAGCCCTATACAGACGTAGTTTTGTACTATATGGATGGTAAGAAGAAAAATCAAATAAACTTATCTCTAAAAGGAGAGGCTGCGCCTTCATTAGCCGGAGGGGGACTTAGAGGATTAGAAACTATTATACCCGGAATTGCAGAAAAATTTATGACTGAAGCTTATGAACATCTAACTAAAAAAGAACAATTGAATCCCGGAGATAAAGTTCCAGACATTTATGGGAAAATTTCAAATAAAGATAAGAAAAAAATTGTTGTGGGAAATAAAAATATGGGTGGTCCAATAGATTACATGTATATTGGAGAAATGAATGTGCGATCACATTATGATGAAGAAAATAATGTCTTGAGTTTTCAAAATGGAAGCTTGACAGATTCAGAAACATATGCAAAAACACATGAATTATTTTTTCGTTTAAGAGCCAGAAGAGAAGATCAGAGATTTGATCCTGACGCAAAAGATAATAAGGGTGTTCCAAAAATATATGGCAAGTCTCCGTCAAAAGGAGATAGTGCTGGAAGAATCGTAGTTACAGATTCAGTGCCAAGAAATGCTTCTATCATAAAAATGACATAATAGGAAAATTAAATGCTAAGTTTCAAATCATATTCACTTATCAATGAAGCCGCCGAAGGCATTGCTTCTGCAAAACATCAGGAACATCCCGAGGATAATGCCATTCGTGATCGCGCTGGATTTGAACACTCAGTATTATCTTTAAATGCAATTCATCACGCACTAAGAACTGGCGATCATGGCGACACACATATATCGACAAAACTAGACGGCGCACCAGCAGTTGTTTTTGGACATCATCCAAAAACAGGTAAATTCTTTGTTGCAACAAAACACTCCGCATATGGAGCAACACCAAGACTTGCAACAACACATGATGAAATAGATAAACACTTTGGTCATTCTCCGGGTCTTGCACAAAAGATGCACGCCGCACTTGAACATCTTCCTAAAGTAACACCAAAGAAAGGTGTATATCAAGGAGACTTCATGCATGATGGCAACGAAAGAAAAGAAGAAGGTAAAGATATTACCTTTAGACCAAACACGATCAAATACCATGTGGATAAAAATACGCCAGAAGGTAAAAAAGCAGCTGCTTCAAAAATAGGATTTGCTGTCCATACACAGATTCATGGAGATCCAGATAATCCAAGCACACTTCAGGCTTCTCCACTTCGCAATTCTTCTTTTAGACAACACAACGATGTGCATCTAGTTTCGCCAGAAGCTAAACTAGGTTCTGGTGGTCACATAAGCCCAGAAGATAGTATGAAGGTTCACAATCATCTTACGAAGGCACAGAAAATCCACGATGGTTTGAGCGATATTCATCATGACGTGGTCGGTAAACACGATGAACATATCTCAACATACATCAATCAAACTGTAAGAACAGGTGAAAAGCCAACGACAGCGGGACTTCGTCAGCATATACAAAGTCGTATGCAAAAAGAAGTTGATAAGCTAAAATCTGAAAAAGGTAAGGCTCGCGCAACAGAAAAAATGAATACAGCTCTTGCTCATCACGATACGCATGAAAAGGAATTTGCAAAAGCATTACAGATTCATCATCATATTCAATCAGCAAAGAATATTCTTGTTGCCGGATTGAATAAAGCCCACGGCT